TGGCTTTTGGAAAATCGAAAAGATTTCGTTAATCTTGCAATGCAATAAAACGTAGTCAACTACTACGTCAACCACAATCTTATTTACACGGAGTTTTTATGCGACTCAGCATTGAGTTCAAGACCGGACGCTACGATGGGAACCTATGGTTCCGCGTCACACCTCGCATCGAGGGATCACATCGTCAACGCCTTCTAACTGTTGGCGTGTTCCTGACAGTTCTAACAATCGGCATGTTCGCCTTGGCTGGCACTATATCGCCAGACCCGATGATCAAACCAGACCAGACAGTAACCTTGTGGGGGCAACGATGAATAAGCAAGATAAACTGTTGAATGCCTATAAACTGCTGGCAATAGCAGCACAGGCATACTGGGAAGACTATTACGTCAACCACGGCCCTGACGAGAACGTAACGTACAAGCTGCACTGTGAGCTTGAGAACTGCCTACATTTAGTCAATAGCATCAAGGCATCGCAGTTTGAATACCGCGTCGTTGAGTTCACAGACCATGAGAAATATGTAGAACCTGTCCAGCGCTGGACTCTGCACAGAGTCTATGGCAATGGCGACGTGTTGCAGACAACCTATTTCTTCGACGATAAGACAGACGCCGAACGTGCCGCTAGAAATCTTAATGAGGTGTATCATGACTGACAAGCCCCTCACACGTGAGATCCCTATCTCTGTGCTCCGCAAGTGGGTGGACGACCTCGGAGTAATCGTTGACAGCATCGACAAGGCCAAGACGCTGCAGGAATGCCGTAGGGAGATGAACGAAATCTGGGAAGTGGCCTCTGCTATTGACGATGAGTATATTGAGGGGTACCGTGTCACAAAGTAAACGCGGACGACCACGTGGCCGGAAACCATGTTACAATCCAAACGTTATATTCCGAATCCCTGAAGAGCACAACAACCACCTGAAGAGCATTGCAGAGGCCGAAGGCCTAACCAAGTCGGCACTACTGCGACAACTCGTAATTGAGTACATCAATTATTACACGGAGAACAACTAATGATCTGGAACCTACACAACCACGAACGGCCGGCACCGCTGTTCCGTTATGACGACGGAGGCGACCGGTTCTATGCACGGGTTAATGACGTCGACGTTAAGTGGTACCCTTCTGTCACCCGCATCATCAAGGCGACCTCACCAACGCCCCCAGGGCTTATTGCATGGTATGCCAAGCATGGCGTCGAAGGTGCTAACCAGCTACGTGACGAAGCCGCAGACCGTGGAACACAGATGCACATCCTGTTTGAGCGGTATATGAGCGCAGTGCTAGAATACAAGGGACGGTACCCTAGTTTTATAGACTTGCATACGGAATCTGGGCATTGGGTCGGCGGTAACATTACAGACGTTGCTAAGCTGTCCGAGTTTCATTCCAAGGCCCTTATGTCATTCGATGCGTTTTATCGTCAGGATGTGGCCGAAGTCTACGCTGTTGAGATGCTACTATACAGCGACCGCCATGAGTTTGCAGGCACGTGTGACCTCGTATGCAAGCTCAATAATGGCAAAATCGCCATAATTGATTTCAAGAGCGGCACGTCGGTATACGACGACTACGCTGTCCAGCTGGAGATGTATAGGCTTGCATGGAACGAACATGCCGAAGCACACGGCTGGCCTGTCGTGACTGAGATATACAACTGGCTACCGAAGGACTGGCGAACCGATCCAACGTGGACGTGGAAACGTCAGACAGGCGAGGTAAGTCTGAACGAAATAGCCGCACGGTGCCTGCTGTTCAAATCCATGAACGGCACACTACGAACGCCACGCGAAAAAAAGATTTACACGGGAACTTTACCTGGACAAGCGACCATCGAGATTGTGCGCCCTGAAGACATCGCAAGGGCTGCCTACGAACGGCTGGCAAATAACGACGAAACACTGACTGACGACGACTGGCTTCTCTCCGTGGGCCATTCGTAAACCGTGCCGGTGTGTATTGTGGTTGATACACACCGGTGCGTATTGTTACACCAACCACACAACCCACATTTTTCACCTTTTAAGGATCACCTATCATGGGTTTTCAATCATCATCAGTAGCTACAGGAGCTACATACTTTACCCTCAGCGATGGCAAGTGCCGCATTCGCTTACGTGAGGCTACAGCAGAGTCTGTGTCTCGTGTGACGAAGGACGGCAACACCGTTCACGAATTAGTGCACGACGAATTCACAGGGCTTGTGCGGGCCATCGAGGTTGCTGATACCGACTTCGGTAAGCAGTGGCGGATCACCTTCGTCGATGCGCCCTACACCTACGTTCTCACACTCAAGTACAGCTCCAACTATGGTAAAACACTTATACAGGCGCTCTGCAATCCCGAGTGGGATGCAACGCTGGACACAACAGTCAAGCCTTACAGCTTCTCACCAAAGGACGACGCCAGCAGAGTCATCACCGGCTGCACTGTCTCACAGCGTGGAAAAAAGATCGAGCGGCTATACTGTAGTTCCATCAACCCCGTCGATGGGAAGATCATTTTACCAGATCTGGAAAAGGTCAAGGTACGCGGCCAGGAGATTTGGGACGACACAAAGCAGATGGACTTCCTACTTGCTGAGTTTCAGAATAAGGTAGCTGTTAAGCTGCAGCGCAATGATCGTATTGTTAACGTCAACGAAACGTTACCACCATCCCTAGGAGACGACGATGCAGCGCTCCCTTTCTGACGTGTGGAAGCAACTCTGTGAGCATAGCGATTCAAAAATGCTTGCCTACATTCCTATTGTACAGAACATAGCAGCACGCAAGGAAGGAAACTGCATCCAGTTAAGAATACAGGTGATACGCAACAACGTAAGATGTACCCGCACCGTTGCCTGTGGTAACTTTATCGCTTTCGTAAGTGCATTCAACAAACTGCAGGAAGAACTGGCAACGTTTATAGAATCCAACGGGGCCGTAGTGCCAGCGAAGGATCCAAACTACGATCAGCGACAAATCACGATCATCAAGAAATACCTTGACAAGAAACGTGCTGAGTACGCCGAAACCGAGCATGCGAAGAGGCTGGCACTCGAGATCCACATGAGCAAGACCATTGGCAAGGTTCGCCCTATGATTGACTACGTGCTGAACAGGTACCGACCAGTCGTAGATCAGTTCGCATACGTTAACGTATACGGACGACCAGTAGAGAAGTTTTTTTACTAACCAATAAGCAGGGTATGCCCCTGCGTGTCGGTAGTAAATACCAACACAGCAACGCCTGTGGTGGAGTTTGGAACAAGGGCCGGTTGTGGAAGGCCGGCCCTTAATTTTTACACGGGAAAACTATGAAATATGATGACTTAAATGATGGCATGGAAGGCATATACATGATTGCCAGACCATACAAATTAGACCCATCAAAGATAGAACGAGAAGATTGGAACCAATTGATTGTGAAAGTTGGTAGATCAAAAAATTTAATTAAGAGAGTTGAGAATTATCTTGAAATTGGATACCATGAAGACGAGATAGCTTGTCAATGGTTAAATGGATATAAAGAGACAGCACTGTTTGAATTGTTCTTTAAAAAGCTATTCGGTGCAATATCAATTTTAGATAAGCACAAGGGCCATGAGTGGTTTATCAGCAGAGGTATTAGATTTGAAGATACATTGGATGAGGGCCAGCGTGGGCTTGCCGAACGTGAAATGATAGATCAGTTATTCAAAGCATTTGAAAATTCATACCAACATGAACCTGTGCCATTATATGAATGGGGTATTTCATACGGTGTGAAATTGCCTGGAATGCTTTTGTCCAAACAAACTATCTGTGAATACATAAAAAAGAAAAAGAACAAAGCCAGTTATGATGATATCACTAAACACTTTGGTAAGTGTATTATATCGAAAATTTCAGAATCACTAGAATGGTATTGTCATAACATGCCGCAACGTCCCCCAGGTTATAGAGTAAGCCAGGATGCGATGCGTGCGATTTTGGGCGCAATGGTACAAGAGAAGATTTTGAGTTACGATGATGATTTAGATGTTTACGCAATTAGGAACATGTTTCATGATTTTCCACACAAAAATTGGACGGTATAATCTATGAACCTACCACTCGACATCGCCGTCTGCATTGGCGGCCCCTGTGCACAGAAGGACAAGTGCGCCCGCTGGGTTGTCTACGACAGCTTAGTAAGAGCCAAAGACGACGGCAAAACAGACTTTGACCCTCGAGTCATAATCACAACCCCACCGTTCACATACGACGATGGGTGTTTCTATTTTATGCCAACAACCAAGGATGCAGCACCATGAACCGCGATGACTTCCGCAAAGCCCTCGATGCTGAACGTGAACTAATCATCTCACGTCCTTCGCCTCTGCCCCCCTGGGCACGTCAGGCTGTCGTATACACCACAACGCTCGCCTTCGTGGCTGCAGTGGCTGGAATCGGTGCAGTAGCACTGGGGATAGCTTACGTGGCTATCAAGTTGTTAGCTTTCATAATCCTTTAACATCTACACACGGAGAATAACCACGTGCAAGTAATACGTCTATCGATAAACAAAACCGTTGTCAACAAGGCTGCAACACGTCAGGACTGGGTGGCACTAAGCGCCCAGCTCTCACCTGTCGAGATGGTCAGCGATGACATAATCAACCACCTCGTAGGTCACGGCTGGCCTATCTGCTGTGCTGACCTTCACGTCGATCAGAAGACAGGGTTTGCCAAGCGTAACGGCGATGCTTTCAAGTCTGCACAGATCGTGGGTGTCGACGTCGACAATGGCAAGCATAGCTTCGACGACATCGAGGCAGATCCCTATTTCCGCAAGTACGCTTCGTTCGCCTACACGACAGCCTCGCATACTGCAGAGAACCCACGTTATAGGGTTATGTTCATAACCGAAGAGCCCATACGCAACGCCAAAGACTACAAGGCCATCACGACGGCCCTTGCTGAACGCTTCGGAGGCGATACCAACGCACGAGATGCCGTACGCATCTGGTTCGGTGCTAAGAACGCACAGATCCATGTCTGGGGTAACATCCTGACTATGGATCAGATCGCCGACATGACAGACGGCCATGAGGAGGCACGGGATCTCGAGATTGCTTTCAACGCCTTCGGTGGTACCAAGCCTAACGTCGACCAGATCAGGGCCATGCTACGTGTCATACCTAAGCAGCAGGATCACATCCAGTGGAAGAAAGTAGTGGCAGCAGTCGCACACGCCCTGGGGGACGATAAGATGGCCGCACAGCTCCTCGAGGAGTGGTCACCGATGTCTGGAGGCCTGACATATGCCGATGTTCTCAAGAATAAGCTCACACGGGTGACCACTGCCACGCTGTACTATTACGCCAAGCTACATGGGTATGAGGTTCCCAAGGACATCATCAAACTCGAGACCAAAGACCCTACCGAGATCCTCGACAAGGTTGAATCGTACCTATCCAGTGGTTACGAGTTCCGCAAGAACGTGATCACTGGCAAAATCGAGCTCAGAGGCGACAACGATGTCAAATTTGAAGCCCTGACGGACTATTGGGTGCACTCACAGTTACGGAAGATGCGGAAGATAGGAATCAAAATCACCAAGGAGCGCATGAACGAAGTGCTCGATAGTGACTTCGTACCTAAGCATGACCCTATCAAGTCGTATTTCGAAGGTTTGGACGAGTGGAAAGCAGGCGATCGTAATTTCATCCGTGATTACGTCCAGCTACTGCCACACGATGCCGACATCGACGATGGCAAGCACAATTCGGCCGAAGTACAGCATGCGATATTCGAAATGATCATCGAGAAGTGGCTTATCGGGGCTGTGGCTGGTGCTTTAGATCACAAACCGAACCACATCATGCTAATTCTGCAGGGCGGGCAGGGGATAGGCAAGACGACCTACCTACGGCACCTATGCCCTGTTGAGCTTCGCCAAGACTATTACCATGAGGGCAGCATCTCCGATGACAAGGACGTCAAACTGATAATTGCCAGGTCTTTCATGGTCGTAGATGACGAACTGGAGAGCATGACGAAGAAACAGCACGAATCTATCAAGGCCATCATCACGTCCGACACCATGCGCCTGCGGTCCCCATACGATAAGTATGAGACGACGTACGCCAGGAGATGCTCCTTTGCCGGATCTGTCAATAGGCGAACGTTTCTCAACGACGAAACGGGATCGCGCCGGTTCCCTGTCATACCGGTAGGGGGCAACATCGACATTACCTCAATAAGGCAGTTTGACATCGACGGTCTGTGGTCGCAGGCTGTGGCCTACTATCGTGAGGGAAAACGTTACTGGTTTGATGATCGTGAGATCAGCAAGATCAACGACTGGAATAAGCACTTCGAGGTGTTGACGCAATACGACGACCTCGTGGCAAAGTACATAACGCACAGACCCGAGGGCTCAGGGGCTCATGTGCCGTTCCTGACTACATCCGAGGTGGCCTCACAGCTGGCAAACCGTGTCTACGATGAAGAGAAGATCTCCCTGCAAATCAACGATAAGTTCATCTACGGGCTTGGAAGGGCATTAGCCAAGGCCAACATACCCCGAATAGCTAAAAAGACCACCACGGGCACGCGAAGGGGCTACAACGTGATTATAGGCACGAAGAGCGGTGCTCATTCGCCATTCAACGTAGATGAGGAAGGGGAGTTCTAATGCTGTTCACACGTGACGAATTGGTCGAAATGGGGCTTCTGAGTCCGGTTGCCACACCTAGGTTGCCGGATTGCCAGAAGGTTGTCAGTTCAGACGAACAGGTGGCAACCGACCTAACCCCTTTATTTATATATATATACTTCTCTAGGTTGCTAGGTTGTAAGAATATATTAGAAGTAGAAGGAGAAATAAATGAAAAGTATAGAGTGAAAACTATAGTTTCACCCTGCAACCTAGCAACCGAGAGGATGCTGGATTTCCTCGTAAGTCAATGGTATCGTTACGGTTGCGACGATTTGACCTCGGTTGCTACGTCAGGGGGCACCTTGCAACCGGAAAACATAGATGCTGTCGTCGATGCAACCCGAGGTACGTATTTACACGACGTACTATCTGCTGATTGGGACTATTTCAAGCGGTATAAACAGCCACCAGGCGACGCGTGGGATGGCCTCCTACCCGATGACGGCCCCGACCTATCCCAATTCAACGCTACCGAGGCCAGACTTATTCCACGCCATGAGGTACTGGAGTCGGCTGTGGTCGAACGGCAAAGAGTCAAGGCAGGCAAGACCATGCTGTCCCTGATGTATGAGTACAACGTCGACGGCTACACATGGTTTGAAGGTACCGACGGACTGTGGCACTGTTACAACAACCAAGGGATGCAATGAGAGAGATAGACGATCTTGACTGGGATGCGAGCGAGCATAGGCTGCTGGATGAGTTGAAGGCTGCCAAGCGTGCCAAGGCTGCCAAGAAAGCATCAGGTGTTATACCCGAACGGGTAGTGCAGAAAGCGATTGCTGATCAACTGTGCATGCTCGGGTATATGGTTGTCCGTGTTAACAGCAGCACTCAACAGCTGGAACACGGCACACGGCTGTCCTCGTACCGCGTGGTGAACATCAACGCCACATCTGGCCACGCTGACCTGGCTGTATATCGTGACGGCCGCGCATGGATGCTAGAAGTTAAGGCTGCCAAGGGTAGGGTGTCGGAAACGCAAAACAGGTTTTCAGACTGCTGTCTGCGCTATGGCGTACCCTATGGGATCGTCAGATCTGTCGACGATGCCATCGAGTTCGTCAAAAAGAATTAGGGGGTTTTATGTTATACGAGTTGATCCTATCCGACGTATGCACACTGTGCGGTGTCACACTCGAGGATGCCTACAGTCCCACACGACGTGCTGATGTGGTACGGGCTCGGTCTATTACATGGTATATCCTAAGCAAACACTACGGGTGGACGCTAACGTCGATTGCCAAGCACAGCCAAAAACACCATGCTACGGTCTTGCACGGCATCGCCAGCATCGAGGACGCCTACCTAATGTACAGCGACGTGAGGTCTGTGGTGACTGACATACAGCAGATCAATTACGCTAGTCTTATGAGGGGCTTGTGATGTTGTGGATAAGTGGCCAACTATTAAGCATAACTTAATAGCTGAATGAACCTAACACCTTCACAAGAGGCCGAACTGAAACGTCGTGCACGTGCCATGATGGGGTGGACTGCCCTATCACGGTGGTGCTCTGTTCTGTTGAACCGTGACGTGCCAGTGAGTGAGTTGAAGGCTGACTATGCCCTCATGATCGAGAACGAACGCAACGACGTCAGGTTCCAGCTGGCACAGACACAGATCGACAAAGCCCTGTCAGGTGATAACACGATGCTGATCTGGCTGGGCAAACAACACCTAGCACAGACGGACAAGGCTGCAACGGAGGTGTCAGGCAAGACAGACATCAGGATAGTGCTGGCCCCTACACATGAGGAACCCAAGCACATTGAGGATGCCGAGATCATCGCCATAGGGCCGAAGGACGCTTCGTTGTGATTACCATCGACGCACAGCTACACGACGGCCAGAAACTAATCTTCCGCAATCGGAGGCGATTCAACACGGTCGCCTGTGGTCGTAGGTTTGGCAAGACCGTTATGGCGGAAGCCCTGCTTATCGAATCGGCTATCATGGGCAAACCGGCGGCTTACTTCGCCCCCACGTACAAGATGCTATCCGATGTGTGGAAAGCGCTGAAGACAACGTTGCATCCTATAATCACGGGTGTAAGTGAACAGGAAAAGCGCCTTACCATCGAGACGGGTGGTATCATCGACTGCTGGTCATTAGACGCCTTCGACAGTGTGCGGGGTCGTAAGTATGCACGGGTCGTCTGTGATGAGGTGGCGATGGTTAGGAACTTCATGGACGCCTGGAACGAAGCGATCCGTCCGACATTGACGGATTACAAGGGTGACGGGTATTTCTTCTCGACACCGAAGGGACGCAACGATTTCCACGCTATGTACGAACGTGCCAGACTAGATGAAACGTATGCCAGTTTCCGTATGCCTACGAGTGTGAACCCATACATTGCACAGGATGAGATAGACGCTGCACAGCGCGAACTGCCTACCGTGGTATTCAATCAGGAATACCTCGCAGAGTTTGTAGATGTGCAGGGGGCTTTGGTTAAACGTGAGATGATCACGTACGTCAACAGCGACCAAGTGCCTAGGGATCTTAAGATCGGGATGGGTGTTGACCTTGCCATCAGTAAGTCAGACACCGCTGACTATACCGCTATTGCCGTAGTGGGGTATGACAAGGACTCGGGGCGTAGGTACGTGCTGGACATGTGGAGAGGTAAGGTAGGGTTTCACGAAGTCGTCCAAGGCGTGCAAAGCCTAGCGGCAAAATGGAACCCATCGCGCATCAACATCGAGGCAGTCCAGTATCAGGTGGCAGTCGTGCAGGAACTTCTCCGCAAGACATCCCTACCTGTCAAGGCTGTCAAGCCAGACCGTGATAAGGTAACACGCTTCCACGCTTTGCTGGCAAGGTATGAGCAGCTATTGGTTACACACGTACGGGGGCTGGAGCCTTCATTCGAACAGGAACTACTTTCTTTCCCAGAGGGCAACCACGACGATATGGTGGATGCTCTCGTTTACGCTGAGATGGCGGCTGTTAAATCACAGGGTGCTGGAGTTGTTTTTTTATGAGTTTTGAACTTCACACGGGCAACTGTTTAGATGTTCTGGCTACAATGCCAGACAACTCCATCGACGCGATCGTTACCGACCCGCCCTATGGTCTGGCGTTCATGGGCAAGAAGTGGGACTACGACGTGCCAAGCGAGGAGATCTGGCGTGAATGCCTCCGTGTGCTCAAACCTGGTGGGCATTTGTTAGCCTTCGCAGGAACACGAACACAGCACCGTATGGCAGTGCGCATCGAGGATGCAGGGTTTGAGATACGCGATATGATTGCTTGGGTGTATGGCAGCGGTTTCCCGAAGTCGCACGATATAAGCAAGGCGATTGATAAGGCGGCAGGGGCCGAACGTGAGGACGACCCACATCAGAAGCGCAAAACCAAGCAAAGAAACGCCTTATCGGATGGTTGCGCCGCTGTTATTTGTGGTGTTTGCAACAAATCGCGCAATGGCACATCATGCAAATGCCCGCTGCCCGCCCCCGCCACCGAAGCCGCCCGTCAATGGCAAGGCTGGGGCACTGCGCTTAAACCTGCGCTGGAGCCTATCACCGTTGCACGTAAGCCGTTCACGGGAACGGTAGCGGCGAACGTACTGCAATGGGGGACGGGTGGGGTGAATGTGGATGGGTGCAGGGTGGGATACATAAATGATAACGACAAAGAAAAAGCCGGTTTTCATGGGAGGTCAGCAGAAGCTGCAGCAAATAGCAATTTTGGGCAACTAAAAACTGGATTTGCAGAATCTGAAGATTTCAACCATAGGGCCGGCCGCTTCCCCGCCAACCTTATCCACGACGGGAGTGATGAGGTGGTGGGGATGTTTCCGGTGACGGGAAAAAGCAGCGGTAGGGATAGCAGAGGTCGTGTCCACCAAGCTTTTACAGACGACGCTCGCCAGTCTATTCGCGATGACGTACACGAAGGCTTTGGCGACTCCGGCTCCGCAGCCCGTTTCTTCTACTGCGCCAAAGCGAGCAAGCGAGACAGGGACGAGGGGTGCGAGGGGTTGGAGGCAAAGCAGGTTTTTGGGGATGAAGGAGGAACAGACCAAGGCTTGAGTGATAGTAAAAAGCCAAGCTGCAACCACCACCCCACCGTCAAACCTACCGATCTCATGCGCTATCTGTGCAGGCTGGTAACACCACCAAACGGAACAGTTCTCGACCCTTTCATGGGCAGCGGTTCCACAGGCAAGGCTGCCATCTTGGAAGGTTTGCAGTTTATCGGAATTGACATGACACCCGAATACGTAGATATAGCACGTGCACGGATTGAGCACGCTTTCAAGAACAAACAAAACACTTTGGACTTATGAGCATACTAACTCGGATTAAGCAGTATATCTCCCCTACTGGTGAGGTCGCACAGAACGACCTACCTATACCAGTGACGGAGTTGTGGAACAAGCATAACTTCACACCTATCGTCAACTGGCGTGGTGCTTACCAGATGTGGAAGGCGAACCCTGTGGCTGTGGCGTGCACTCTGACGTATTCGCTGATGATGCCGGAAGCACAGATCGGTGTGATCACTCCCAACGGTTACGACTTCGAAAGCCCTATCGTGGGGATGCTAACACGTAATCAGTGGCGTGTGACCTTTGGTGAGATCATGACGATCCTGTGCATTGGTGGTAATGCCTATGGGTATAAGCTACGCAACGCCTCGGGTGCTATCATCGGCATGCGCTGGTATTCAGATAAGAACTTCGCCCCTGTCAACGATGGTTACGGCGACGTTGAACACTACCTATACTACGATGGACAGGTAGCGTACACAGTACGCAAGGAAGACGTCGTTCACATTCAGGGCTTCTGGTACGATCCCGAGAAAACACTTGGTGGTGGTAGCCCTGTTGAGTTAGCAGCGCAGTCTATCGAGGGGTATAACGAAGCTACGTCGACGGTGTTTAACATCCACAAGAACGATGCCATGCCGAAGACGTTGCTAGTGTACGATGAGGAACTCAGCAGCGAACAGGCTTCACTTGCACAAAAATCTTTTTCTCGCAAGTACGGAGGCGAACGTCGTGGTAGCGTGGGTATTGTCTGGGGTGTTAGAGACGTCAAGCGCCTTGCCCTCGACTGGAACGAACTGGGCTTGTCTGATACCTTCGGTCAGTACGAGACGCGGATCTGTGGTGCTTACAAGGTGCACCCGATTATTGCGGGAACGCACATGGGGCTGTCCTCTGCGACCTACAGCAATTTTGAACAGGCAAGCAAGGACTTCACTAACATGGTGCGTGTTCCCTTCTGGAATATGATTGCTGACCAGATCAACGCACAGCTTGCTATCCCTGAATATGGCGTGCAACTTGGTTTCGATCTCTCGACAGTGCAGGCACTGGCTGGTGAGACCATCGCCATGGAGGCGGTATCTACGGACAACGACAGCGACGTAGACGATGATTCAGACGTCGACGACACACCCGAAACACTAAGCCTCGGAGGTGGCGTGTCTTCGGACAAATACTTTCACAAAAACTACAGCGTTACCGTAGGCCCTGAAACAAAAGCCTGGCTACACCATCCCGATTCGCAGGTCTACGCCAAAGCATACGACGACCTACTGAACAAGCAATCCGAGAATATCGCTAAGGAGTGGGGGCGTGTGCTCGATGATCTCTACGACACCATCACGGCTGACGTTAAGGCGCTCCGCATCGAGACGAAGATAGACGATCAATTCAGCCTCGATGTCTGGGAAAAGAACTTCGTTGACGGAACCGAGGACAGCCGAACCGAGCTGACCGAAATTGTGCTGGCATTAGCACAGGAAGAGGTCGACGCTGAGGGCGAGTTCACACGGGGCCGTGAGGCTGGTATAACAGAGAGCGCCAATAAGATAGCGGACTCCGTAGGAACCATCAGAACCGACATCCAGACTCTACTACGACAGAACGCAGGCGTTGGTGAGGAGGAACTGGCAAGGCTTTTGAAGGAAAAATTTTCTGACCTGAAGGTATCACGTGCTAATGCCATCGCTCGCACTACAGCCACAGCCACAACGGGCACGGTGCAGAAATCCGTGTGGGATGAGTTGGGCGGGATCAAAAGGTCATGGGTGGCATTAGCAGGGGCGCGCGATGCACACGCTGCAGCGCATGATCAGTTGGAAGATGCGAACGGTAACTTTACAGTTGGCGGTGAGACGACACCCTATCCTGCAGGCCCTGGCTTGTCAAAATCTAATTCGGTGAATTGCAGGTGCTTTTGCAGAGCTCGTGAAATGGACTGGCAATCACCCAAGGCCTAACTTGTGGATAATTAAACAACAGCATAACCCAAATTCGTATGGTATGGGGAACACACCATGAAAATTGAACGTAAGACTTTTGAATTTCAAGCCAAGGCAGAGGGTGACAGTGGCGTAATCGAGGCCATCGTCTCCGTATTCAATAACGTCGACAGCTATGGCGACCGTGTTAAGTACGGTTTCTTCGACGAATCGCTGAAGACCAAACTGCCAAAGGGCGTCTGGGCTCACGACTGGAAAACACCAGTGGCTAAGACATTAGAAGCCCGTGAGCTTATGCCAGGCGACGCCATGCTACCTGATAGCTTGAAAGACCTTGGCGGCCTTTATATCAAAGGCCAATTCAATATGAATACACAGCGAGGACGTGAGACCTACTCCGACATCAAGGAAGGTATCATCGACGAGTTCTCGATCGGTTATTCGGTAGTCGAGGAAACATTTGCACAGGATGGAGCACGTGAACTAGTCAAGGGGAAACTCTATGAGTGGTCACCGGTGCTGTTCGGTGCTAACTCACAAACGGCACTTATTAGCGCTAAGGGACTCAATGATGATCTCGAAGACGTTGGAACCGACGTCGATAGACTCATTACGAGGCTGAACGAACGCGCAGAGATTAGGCAGAAGGAAGGGCGCACGCTATCGTCGGCTAACGTGGCACGCCTGACCGAATTGATGGACACACTTACCGCTGCAGTAGGCAATATCAAGATGCTTATTGACGCGGCACAACCGGTTTCCGCAAAGGCTGCTATGGAAATGGAAGCATTGCGGGCATTAGTAAACAAGAGGAAACAATCATGAATTTGCAACAGATCAACGACGCCATCAGCGCCAAGTCTGCAGAGCTCGAAACGCTCCTTGCTAAGACAGAGCCAACGATGGACGAAGTAAAGTCTGCACAGACATTGAACGCTGAAATCGACGCGCTCAATGAGCAGGCTAACGAAGTAAAGTCGTTCGAAGCTATCAAGGCCAAGAACGCACAACGCCAGACAGAAGTGAAGACAGCAGTGAACAAGCTCCCTAAGACAAACGACATCAAGGTCGGCGAATCATCAGCAAAGGCTAACATGCCAGATGCTGAGTACAAGGCTTACGTAACAGGCTTGTTTGTTGGTGGTCTTTCTAACGAGACAGCACGCCAGAAGTACACAGAAGTTACTGGCCTTGATTATAAGACACACACACAAGGCAACGACGCCACAGGCGGTATCTTCGTTCCTACGGAGACATCAAGCCTTATCGTTAACCTGAAGGACACATACGGATCATTCCGTCGCAACACACGTGTTGAACCTATGGGCTCCGAATCCATCCGCATCTTCCGCACAGGCGATGACGTGACGGCATACTGGGGATCAGAGACAGGTACATTGTCATCATCTGACATGTCATTTGATGCAGTGACGTTGAACGCAAAGAAAATGTATGCCCTTGCAGTTCTCTCTGAAGAACTCGTAATGAACAGCACACAGAACCTCGGCCTTCGCTTTGCTGAATCGGTTGCACGCCAGTTCGCAAAGAAGGAAGACGAAGCTGGTTTCTTGGGTGACGGGACTTCAACATACGGCGGTGTTCTCGGTCTTGCTGGCAAGCTCCGCAAGGTTCTCGAGGATGGCGGCGGAACATGGACGAACGACACGCACAAGGGATACCTCGGTTCAGCACAGGTATGTGCTGGCAACACCTTTGCTGAGGTTACAATGGGCAACCTGATTGCTGGTATGCGTAAGGTTCCAACATACGCACTCACGGGTGCCAAGTGGTACTTCAACAAGGTAGCCTTCGGCGAAACAGCAGAGCGCCTCGCATACGCACAAGGCGGATCAACAGCTGCAGAACTTGCTGGCTCATTTGGTCAGCGCCTCTTCGGCTATCCTGTCGAGTTCGTTGATGTGATGCCATCAGCAGACGCAAACAGCCAGGTGTTTGCTTACTTCGGTAACCTTACACAGGCTGCAACTCTTGGCGATCGCATGGCAACATCGATCAAGCAAGATGCAAGCAAGGGCTTCGACACGGACACAATCTATGTTAAGGCTACTCAGTACCTCGACATCAAGGTACACGAAATGGGCAACTACAACGCTACTGCAGCATCACGTACAACAGGCCCTGTTGTTGGTTTCGTAACTATTAACTCATAAGGTGACAACATGAACGCACTACAAAATGTGAAGGTTGTCAACGT